TGTGCATAGGCGTCCCGTCTGCGCCGATCTTCATGTTGTCGGCCTCTTCGGTGAATTCGACCGAGAAACCTTCTTCTGCGATGCCCGCGCCAGATCCTAGGGAGATTGCACCACCAGGGCCGATCAGCGAGGCATTGAAATTCAGAAATGAGTAAGTTGCCATCGATGATCCTTACTGGTTGACCGTGATTGCGATGTTTGCGCTATGAATTGCGCCCGCTTCCTTGGCTGCGATCTGGAATGCGACGGACTTGCGTGCTGCCCGATTGGCCTGGTTCTGGTTAGCGATCGGAGGTGCGAACACGTAAAAGCCCTTCGGCATGTAATCGCCTTCATTAAGCGTGCCGAACCCCGACGAATTCCATGTACCAGGGGCCAGGAAGCCGTTGGTCACGTATTGCGCGCAGACCTGTTCCATCGTCGTCAGGATCAGGTGATTGCCAGCGTCCGTTTGCGGGATCTTGGTCGTCGATGTGTACAGCAGATTGAACACGGCGTTCTGGATGTCGATCGCCAGGTTGTCGGCGCCCATCACGGAATCGATGAAGTCGCCAGAGCAGCACACGCCCTGCTCGATGATCGCGGTGTTGTTGTCGTAGGCCACAAACACGTTGCAGTTGAATGCTTCGAGCGCATTTGCCTGCGTCGTGTTGATGTTCTCGGCAACGATGCCCGGCTCCTGCTTGAACTTCAGCGTGATAACCGTGTTGTTGCCGGTATAGTCCGTTGTCAGGATGCGGGCGAGCAGCGAGACGGCGGCATAGGCATTCGAACTCGAGTACTGGACAGCTGTCTTCTTGTAACCGGCCAGCTTCAGCTGATAGGCAATGTTCGTCGTATCGCTCGCGACCAGTACCGCCGCCTCCTGCGTCGACACGCCGTAGAAATGCTTGGTCGTCGTTGCTTCGATATACGGCGCGATCAACAGGTGATCTGCATCGATTGCGGACGGAACCGTGACGGCATACCATTGCTGGCCGTAGTTCTGGTCGAACAGGGTAACTGCCGACAGTGCAGATTCAGCAGCGATGCCTTGCGAGACATACGCGCCGGACGATGCCGCGGTCATGCCGAGCATGGCCGAAATGTCAGTTCCACTGCCACCGGTCAGTGTGGCGCCAGAAGGCGTAGCCACCGATGCGGCCAGCGTGAACGTGTTGCCCGCCGCGCCGGGCGTCTTGTAGACGATCTGGAGCGCTGTGCTCGCCTGATTGACCGAGTAGGTCGCCTTGGAAAGGTTGACGTCTGCCGACTGGTTCAGGAATGTGACGGCGTTCGCAAGCGTCGCCGCAAGCGTCGCGCCGATCAGGATCTGGTTGCCGGTCGTCAGCGAAGTGACGAACGTTACGGCAGTGCCGCCGATCGTGATCGTGGCTGCTGCGCTGGGATTCACGGCGAACGTGATCGAGCCAAAAGCAGTCGGCGCAGTGGCGAAACTCAGAGTCGACGCTACACCGGTCATGCCATCCGTGATTTGGAACTGCTGGAACGTCGAATTCCAGACGCACGTCGAACCTGCGACAGCCGCAGCCAGAGCCGTCTGGATTAATGCCGCGATGCCGTTCAGGTTCGTCGACGTGCCGAAGCTGGCCGGCGAGATCGTGTAAGGCGAGCCGTTGATCGTGATCGAGAATGCGGGCGTAGTGACGGCATTCCACGCGGCTATCGATTGCTGCGCAGCAGACAGGGTGGCGCCGAACAACTGCGCGGCCACCGCGGTCTTCGCCCAGCGGCCAACCATGACCGAGGCGGGCTGGGGGGCCTGCTCAAACCACAGGACGGCAGCCTTATATTCCTCGGCGCTCGTGCCGAAGTCGGTAGCCAGATCCGCAATATCGGAATAGGTGCGGAAACGCGACACAGGGTCGATGACGTTCGACGTCCCGAGAATCAGCAGCGTTGAGGTATTTTGCGACTGAGCAGCGCTCTGCGTGAGGGTGATCGTCGCATTGACCAACCGGCTGACTGGAAGGGTGTTCGCCATGTGTGCGTCCCAAAAGAAAAAGCCCGCTTAAGGCGGGCTCTGAAATTTGCTAAGAGAGGGGTTATTGCTGGACGACGATGTCAGTCGTTACGCTATCTGCTTCAAGCGTCCCATCAGCCGACAGGATGTTCAGGACCGGGTATGCGCGCACCACCTGGCGGCGTAGCCTGAGATTCAGGTCATACCGCTTTACCCATTGCTGATTGATGAGTTCCGGCGCGGCGGTGATCTTCTTGGCCTCAAGCACATCGAAGCCGGCGCCCATCAGCGCCTCGCGATTCTGCGCAATGTAGAGACCGTTTCGCGCGAGCTTTGCATAGCCCATGCTATTCGGGCCGTAGAAACTCGCCAGCACATTAAGCGTCTCGTGCTGGTAGAAATTGTCCTGCCCGTTGCCAGATGACTTATGAATGACCGCGGGATAATCGTCGGGATCGTCCTCGGTCAGGCCAATCGCGCACCAGTTTTCAGTCGGTTCAGGCTGTTTTGGAACGGTGGGTTGCCAGCGCGGGCGAACCATATTCCCTGGCAGTCCGGTCAGACCTACGACAAGTTGCTGGAATACAGCGTCAAGCGCAGCGTCTTCAAGCGGAGGCGAACTCGACAGCGGCAGGATGTAGCCGCCAGTCGATGAATCGTTCATGTCATCCTCCCGACAGCGGAATCAGTTCGCAGTTCGCCGCAGTGAAGCCGATGCCGAAACGGGACCAGTCTCCAACATTCGTCACGGTGTAACTGCGACCGTTCCACGTCACTATGTCAGCGTCCTGTCCATTGTCGCCAGCCTGCAGCAGGAAGCGGCTATGCACGGTGATCGAGCCTTGAATGCGCGATCCTTCTGCCAGGCGCATCAACAGGTCGCCCGTATTGTTGGTCACCACGCCATAGAAGGGCGTCGATATTGCGCTGTCCGTCGCGATGCCGTTGTCATCCACGGTCTGCGTTTGCCGCGCACAGACGAGGCTATCCACGAAATCCGGATCGAGCAGGATTTCGGAAACGTCAAGTAGCGGCATTACTTTTTCTCGCGGACTACGTAGGTGATCGAGTTGCGGAGCGATCCGGTGTTGATAAGCGGAATGATGCCCGCTTCGTTTTGAGCCTGCGCTGGGTCGGTGCCCGAGTCGACTGCCTTCAGATATTCCTTTTCATCGGCGCGCATGCTTTTCGTCTGCCGGCTTTTATACCGGTTGCGGATCGTCTCGGGGGAGAGTGCGGGCGGAATGTTGCTGCCGATCTTCTTCTTGACCGACTGCGAGGCGATCATGCCGGCGCTGCTCATCTGTCGCTCGGCACCCGCCTGATTACCACTCAAGGCTGCGTCTGCGGCTTTTCCAAGCCGATCGGCGCATTGATCCTGTACGTCTGCAACACCTGGGACGAGAAAGGGGCGGGCGGGTACGTTGTGAGCTGGCGAGCCTGTTTCCATCACGTAGCCGATCTGCGCATTCGTCATCGGCGTGTCGGTGCGCTCGGGCGCGCTGTCGGGGATACCGACCAGCACATCTTTGCCAGAGAGCTTATTGATGGCGTCGATGATGGCCTGCATGTTATCGGCCGTCATCGTTACGCCTGATTTCATGTTGCTCTCAACAGTTGATCTGGAGTCCGCCCGCGCCCATCATGCGGGCGAGGCTAAGGTAGCGAATACCATACGACGTAAGTGCCCAGAAGCCGGCGCCATCCAGCGAGGCGGCTCCTGTGTCGTAACTGGTGCTGACCTTATCGACTGCCTTCGCAGACGTCGGGCCGGTCATCGTGCCTGGCACACCGCCAACTGCCGCCGCCGTCTGGTCACGCACCGACAGCGCCAGATGGTGCGCCGTAACCAGCTCGATACCGATGTTGGTCAACTCCACCCATCGGTCAGCATTGACGAGCGATGTAGCCACCGTCAGCCACGTCTGGATCAACGAATCCGGATAGGTCGTTGCATCGGAGAACTCCGGAAAGTCAGAACGTAGCTGGGCGGGGGTGACGGTCATGATTTAGCGGGTCGGCCGGGTTTTCGCTGTTCTACTTCGACAGCAGGCGCTTCGTCTGTGTGATGCAGCACGAACCAGTGCGATTCGTACTCTGCGGGGATCGTGTCGCCAGCCTTGAAGTACAGCGGCCGGTAGTCGTCGCGGGTCAGGGTGAAATCCTGATTGGCGATACGGGTCATATTATGCTCCGGGAATTCGCCGGGAGGCGTCGATTGCAACGGCTCCCGGCAGCCGCTTAGATGCCGTCGCGATAACCGAACGTGGTTGCGTAGCGGAATTCGACCTGACCAAAGCGCGCCCAATAGGTCGTGATCTGGTAGAGCGAACGATACTCCAGCGGCGTGCGCTGCAGTTCCGTCATCGGATACTGGACGTATTTCTTGTCGTTGTTGTACGCGACCATACGATCCACGGTACCCTGCACGCCAGGCGTGCCGCCAACGCCTGCGCCGATCAGCCACTTCAGCGGGAGAATCTCCAGCTTCGTACCTGACTTCGTGCAGATGTTGTTCTCGAGAAGATACGTCAGGATCGAGTAGTTCGCCGCGGTATTGACCATCGTCGCAGCGAGGTAACCATACTGCGCAGGCGGCAACAGGAGGCGGTTCGGCATGACCTTCCAGCCAGCGTTCTGCCAGGTCGTCGTCAGAACTTCGTTGACGTCAGCCAGGATCTGGGCGGGCGTCTTCGTCGTCCATTGCGTGCCCGATCCACCGGTCGGGACGTTC